GTTCCTGAAATGCGTCCAGAGAGTTCAATTATGTTATCAAGTCAAGCTTTAGATCATGAGGTTGAATTCTCAAATATGGTTTCTAAGTTTAAAGATGATGTTAGTGATTTAACATTATTACCTGAATCCAATTCAGTAACTTCTTCTCTAGATGATGGTATCGATATAGTTTCCTTATTATCTAATTATATCACTAATCTTCCTAGTACAAATCATTATAGAATCATACTTCAGTCTTGTCTAGCTTTAGCGAGCACTATTTTATTTACGCAGGTAGCAGGCCGGGGATTACTGGGAAAAACACTCCAGAGTCTCTTAGGTGTTAAATATCTTCCTCCAGAAGATTCTTTAAAAGCCGAATCATTTCTTTCAGGTAGTAACCTTGAAGATACTATTGAAATGGCTTCTGAATGGGTAGCTAGTAAAAGAGAGAATATTTCTGTCCTCTCACAATTGATAGACACTATTAATAACTGTTTATTATTACCAGCGAAACTTAGTGGCTTATGTACAAGTGGACAATATTTCAGTTTTCTTACCGAACTTAACAAAGAATTTCTCAGTAGTGGGAGTTTCTTTGAAGGTCTAGTATCTTCCATTATGCATACTATAAAACGTCTTTGCCTCTTACAAAGCGGAGAAAGTTGGGTAGCAGTCCATGATGAGTCTTTTGTTGAACTTACTAGACTTAATGGGAAAGTCACAAATGGTACTTATACCGACGAACTTCCTCTGATTCCTTTAGCTGCTATTGAAGCAAGAACTCAAAAATACTTGCAACAAGTTGAAGAAAAATTGTTATTATCTAAAACAGGCAGAATGGGAATACCAGATTATGTTAGTCCTTATTCAGTAGATAAGACTATGTCAATGACTAGGACAGATTTAGAGATTAAACAATCTAAATGTAAGCAATGGTTAGAAGATATAAGACTTAAACACCAAGAGGGTGCTATGCGTATGCAACCCTTTGCTTATGTCCTTTATGGTCAAGCTGGCTGCGGTAAGTCCACAGGAAGCGATGCTATGATGGATATATTACATGTTGCTAATGGATATGGAGATATTCATGTTAAAGCACAACAAGCAGAAGGAGATGCTTACCAGACTACCCTCATGTCTGATACAACGGATTTAAGGTTCGATGATATAGGAGCTTTACTCCCTGCATTCCGGAAAGTAGCTATTACATTAGGATTATTGCATGGTATTAATAATACTAGAGCACCTGCTGTTAAACCAGATCTACCGAGTAAAGGAAAAGTTTTTAACAACACTCTATTTGTCGGTGTTACTACTAATAGACAAGATCTTGGCGTTTTAGTAGAAGCTTCACATCCAGAAGCAGTCTATAGAAGATTTCCATTAATGGTTCATATGCAAGTAGATAAGGATGTACAAGATGAACACGGGTGTATAGATACACATAAAGTGGAACAACTTACTGAATTGGGTAAATATTCACCTATGTCCGTATCTTTATTACCTGATTTTTGTACTTATAGGTGCTATAAGATGGTTAGACCCGATCCTACAAGTTTACCAGCAGCAGTCTATGTTACTGGACCTCTAAGATCAGGAGAGTTTGTTAATAATATATTGATTCCTACTAGTAAAAGACATTTTTCTGAACAAGCCAGATTACTTAAGAATATGCTTAAGAGAGATGTGATTTTATGTAATCACGGAAGTTTAGCATATTGTTGCCTCTCTTGTGCTCAAAATAATGAGAATAATGCAGATGAATCTGAATACTATTCTAACCAATTAGAAGAAGAATCTTTCTCTAATTACGCAGACCCTTTATCTGGAGATCCTACTCAGATGTCAGCCGAAGTAGACGTACGAGATGTAGCCACTACTGTGTATACTTCTACAGTTAGAGACGTTTCTAGACTACATCATTGGTGTCAATCTACTTTTCCTAATATAATGGAAAATAACTTTTTGCACACAGTATCAGAAGAAGGATCTTATTATTCAGGATGTCTGACTATGTGCTTGATATATTTTGACGTTTATTTGTCTCTATTATGTAAAAATTCTGATGGAGTCCATACTATAATCTTCCAATTAGCTAGATTTTTGCCATTGATCTTTTTGGCTGTTCAATTTATGACAGAACAAAGGTTTACTGATAATGTTTTAGCTCTAGCTAGAGGTAATAGTACATTCCAGCAAGATGAAGTTGAAAGATATTTGCGAGAGCAACCCCCTTTATTCACTCTTGAGAATTTTAAAAGTTATTCTAATTTCAAGGAAGCGTTAAAATATCGTGCAGAATACTCAAAAGAGAGACAAGATATTTTTAATTATCTAGACTCACAAAATCATACGCCTAATACTTATTGGTGGGGTATTATCAAGAGAGACATGTCTATCTTTTCTTTACCGTACTTACTGGTTACTACGCGCATGACTTTAAGTCCTCAATCTAGGGAATGGTTCAATTTGATGATGCCTTCAGCATTATTATGGTACTCACTAGTATTATATACTAAAATATCAGAACACACTAATGTTGTTCTATGGTCTCTACTACTAGTTTTACCCTTTCCTCTTGTTATCGTTATGAAGCGTGACCCCAATGGCTTTCTAGAAACAGTACTGTTTAGTTCCTATGGTTTATCTTTACTGTTGTCTGCACAGGGCAATTACTTCACTATGGTAGCAGCTCTGTTAATAATTACATCATTATGTATATTGTCTATTTCTTGTCTAGTTTATAGATCAGTCAAGACTTATTACTATATCATGTCGTTTGTGAATCCTAATGAATACCGTCATTCTATGCTTAAAAAGAGTTTTGGTGTAGTTGGAGCCACGTTACTTGGATACCAGACAATTAAGTTATTTTCACGATGTGCTTCGAAAATTATGAAGCCTGAATCATTATTGGTGGACAGTCACGTAGTAGACAATTCCAATAGTCAAACTATTAAATCCGTTTCTGTAAATGAAAGTAATGTACTGAAACCCAAAGAATACCAGAGTCCTTTAGGAAAGGTCATCCATTTTTCCCCGCAATCTATTATGACTGCTAAGGATCAAATCCAACAAGTCAATGACGAAAGACCTTGGATACGACCCTCTAGGTTTATACCAACTCCAAAGAGCAATTTAGATAGGGATGCTTTGACTAACTTAACTTTACAATCTATGGTAACCATTACGTTAGAGAAAAATGGAAAACAATATGAGGCCTATGGTGTTTTTGTAGACTCTACAATGATAGTTACTACGGGACATACCTTTTCTGCATTTGAAAATGATGATGTCATTCATGGAAAAATCAAAAAGGAATTTCCTAAAGTAGAGTACAACTTTTCGGTTAGGTCTAATGAATTATTTCATGATTACAATAGAGATTTGGTCTACATTTGGCATAACGCCAAAGGATCTTCTCCCAATATTAATAAAGTGTTAACGTCTGATTATCTCAAAGGTAATTTGGGTTCTATACTTTTATCACCAGAGTTTAAAGGATTGGAAATAAAACCCACCTCTATTATTGTAGAAGATACACCGTGCAGCTATACCCTTAATGGTCACAACTTTTCACCTTCACATTCTGCTAGTTACTCAATTAATAGAGTTTCCTTTTCAGGTATGTGCGGAGCTCCAATCATAAGCTATGATTCTGGAGGGTTTATAGGACTACATTGTGCTGGTACACAAAGACAAAGATCAAATTGTGGTGTTATCCAAATCACAACTCAAGATGTGGATAAAGCCCACGCAGAGATTAAACGCAAATGTTCTATTTATACAAGAGGTATCAATCTTGATAGAATTAAGACATCCGTAGGTCCTCATGAGTTGCAAACTACTTCAACAATACATCAAAACAATTGTTTAAATTATTGTCCTAATCCTGTAGTTCTCATGGAAACAGTAAATACTCCGTTTAACACTAAAAGTGATATTGTTTCAAACCCTGATTTGGATTTAGTTGTCGAATCTTTTCCTGAGTGTAATACTGATGTGCATGTGCCAAAGAAAGCTTTACATGCTCTTAGAGAAGCATGTGTTTTAGGAACAAATCTTAATGTAGACTGCCAACTAGATTCCACGAGTCTTAAAAGATCTATAGACTCCTATGTTTCTGGTATGATTAATCGTAATATTGACCCCTTGGTAGTGGAAGAATGGATGAAAGAACCTATTACACTATATCAAGTTTATAATGGAGTAGATGGTTGCCCTTATAGAAACGGCATGAGGATGTCCAAAAGTGCTGGACTCCCTTTCAGTGGAAAGAAAAGCAAATTATTCACTCAACCATTAGAAGATGGTCCTTATAGTCCTGAGCAATATCTTACAGATTCTATCAATGAAGCTGAAGATAGTATTAGGCAAAGAGACCATTCTGGATTTATTTACAACGCTTTAGCCAAAGACGAAGCTAGAGCTTTATCAAAAGATAAACCTAGGATTTTTTACTGTGGTAATACCGTAGGGTTAGCCATATTAATGAAGTGGGTTAGTCCTATTACAGGTTTTATGATAGCTAACAATAAAGCTTCAGAAATTATGATGGGAGTTGATCCCACGGGCCCTTCTTGGGAAGAATCTATGGGCCCCTTAGTTAATCAAACTATGGGTATTGATGCTGACTTTAAGTCATTTGATCTTACATTTGGGAAGAAAATGCAATCAGCATGTGTGCATGCATTTACAGAGATCGCTAGAGTCCATTTGGAATGGACTCAAGACAATCTAGACATGTTAGAGAAAGTTTTAGAAGAAAGCATGGAAACATTAGTCAATTTTAGAGGTGCCATTGTACAGACTACAAATATGTGTACGAGTGGTACATTTATAACGGGGCTATTACAATGCTTAAGAGGTATCCTTACTTTAAGAGATGCTATCTATAATCTCTACGAAGAAGCTGGTTTACCCCTCAAAAATGATGAATGGGACAAATATTTCCTCCTAAGAATCATGGGTGACGATAACTTACTTGTGATTAAGGACGGTCATAGTGTTCACTTTACTCCACTTGATCTAGCAAATAAACTTGAAGAATATGGAGTTTACATGACCCCTGAACAAAAAGGTGAGACCTTTGACAATTGGAAATTAGTTTCCGAGTGTGTCATGTTACAAAGAACTAATGTTAGACATCCAGACACAGGTAAGCTTTATGGTAGACTTCGAGCTAAGTCTGTATGGAGCCCATTCGTAATGAACACACGAAAGAATTATAAAGATTCAATGTTTCATTATGCCATAGCTAATGTAGCATTAGCAGAAACTTACTGTGAAGGGGAAGAAAAGTATAATGAGACAAGGAATAAAGTCATAGATCATTTTAAACGAAAACACGAACGTGATTTCGCATTTCCACTAGACTTTGATTATTTAGATACTTATCATAAATATCATCTCAAAAGAAATCCTTTACTCATTGCTGAATCAGATGTGATCGAGCCTATAGAAATCACCGAATCAGTAGGAGAATTACCAGTACCTTCTCCCATTACACCTATGTCTGTTAATGAATTACTAGCAACCAAGTTTCCAATCAGGTCCTTTAATATGACTCCAGGAACGGTTACTCCCTTAACTATTATAACTCCTTTACAAGCCATAGTACAAAATCCTTATTATAAAAACAAAATGTCTAATTTAGCATATTGTAATTTCGGAGTGAAACTAACAATTGAAGTTATTGCAACTTGTCACCACTCAGGGATGGCCATTATGAGCTGTTTCATGCCCAATATGGCAGCAGACGCTTATTCAGGAAGTGCTGGACAACAAAACCCTGTTCTTGGAGCATCTAGAGAAATGATGAGACCACATGTTATGATTGATATGTCAAAAGGTGGAGCCTACAGTGTTACCGCACCTTTCTTCTATATGTATGACAGAATGGCTGTTCCAGTAGCCGCAGGAGATAGGTTCTACAATCCTACATTTATCTTTAGACCATTAGTATACGCACAGCATGCATTAGGAGCTGAGACCCCAATCAGACTTAGAGTTTATGCCGAACTAACTGATATTGAAGTATCAGGAAGAACAGGTCTCGTTGCTGAGTCTCTAGAATCTGAAGGAAATTCCACAATCAAAGGTAATATAATGTCCGCAGCTGGAGACGTATTTAGAGCTCTAGCTCCCCTAGTCATACCAGAAGAAATTGCATTACTTGTAGCTAACCCTCTTCTTAGAGCTATAGGTCTTAGTAGGCCCATAGAGCACTCGGTCAATACAGCAATTAGTGCAGCTTCTTGTAGCTTGTATAACTCTAATGCAGATATTCATGGGAAATCTTTGACTCTAGATAAGTTTCATTCTATAGGTTTTAAAAATTCAATGAGTTTTAACCCAAATGAAGATGAAATGGGTTTTGGTTTCTTTGCGAACAAGCATATTCTGATAGGAGCTACTAATTGGAAAGAAAATTATGCTACTGATAGAAACCTACTTTTAATTAATGTAGGACCGTGCCTTACCCCAATACGGACTGCTGAGGGAGCAGAATATGTTTCTGTCACAGGCCCAGGAGCCATATGTATGTTCAACCAAAGATGGGCAGGTACAATGCATTATAATTTTAAGATTATAGGGCCATCTTCAATGTCTGGTTCTATTATTATTTGTTATGAACCACTACTTTTCGGATTGCCGGATATTACCACCAATCAGTCTATTATAGTGGATATTTCAAAAACCAGAGAAGTAGATATGACAGTTCATTGGAATAGTCCGAAATTATCTCTACTAACGCAGACAGGTACTCTTACAGACCCCATCTTAGGACCTTATTCACCGGATCTGCATAATGGAAGAATTATAGTTAGAGTCGTGGATTCTTGTATGACCACAAATGCATTGGTAGAAGGCCAGCTAACAATCCTCACTACTGCGTGTTTTGACAAAAACATGATCTTTTATGAAGGTATAGTTCCAAATCTAGAGACAATGTCGGCACCACAAAGTGCTATTGTTACAGAAGGCGAAGCCGTTGTAAGTAGGCCTCATGAACAACCTGGTAGAACTTACAATGGAGATGGTAGACCTCCTAAGACTAGAGAAGATAGCGTAGAAGGGTGGCCTGATCCTCCCAGATACGTAACGTCACCAGAATATTATAATGAAGAGTTAGAAATAATCGATCAGCCTATTACTTATAGCAACGGAGGCCTAGCTTTGACTTACAGCTCAGCCCCAACCAATACACCAAATATGGCTCCTACCAATGCTCCAACTAAGAAGCCCACTAAGGCTCCAACAAAGAAGCCAACTAGAAATCCAACTAAAACACCTACTAAAAATCCTACTATGAAACCCACCAAAACACCTACGCCTGCTCCAACAATGGCTAACGTTACTACTCTGACTCCTACTGATACTTGTAATACGTGTCAAACGGCCTGGGGGTATAAAAAGATACCAGCTCTTATGTGTCAAAGCGCAGGGTTGGGTGAGTCTATAGTATATGCAGATTCCATCCCAGGTATTATTGGAACCTCATTATCCATACGTTGGTTTTCTCATGCTACAAAGATATTGGCAGGAAACACTATAAGTATCATAATCCCTAATCCCAGAGACTGTGATGTCCCGTCAATGTTTACCTATAAACTTTATGCTTCTGAAGCCCTTGAGTTATCAGAAAGGGACGATCCCAGTAGTCTCATTAGAACTAATGTTACTGATGCAGAAACTGCATTCGACCCCGGTATTTTCTGTACACAATGGAAAATGACGTCATGGAGAGATAAGTTTGTTTTAGTAGGAACAGCTTTAAATGACACTTGGATTTTTGGAGGCTCTTGGCCTTTGAACACAGATTTGAGGGTCAATATCGCTGTCCCAGCTGGTGTACCTGTCACCACTCAATGGGGTACTCTTTCTCTTAAGAGTTTGGGAGCACCTACACACACAGTCACCAATGATGGGTTTACCAATCAAGCAGTCCTTATCAATTCTTTGACTACTTTGAATCTGGATACAGGTTCTGACACAGTAGCAGTTAAAGCATGTTTGAGAGATATGCCTTATTATCTATCAGGAGAAGGCGTCTGGACTCCTGAACCAGGTGTGACTCTAAATGCGCTAACTCATACAGTTAGAAAATACTCTCCAAGCTCTCTACCCATGGATAGATTAACTTCCTCAACACAAATATTTGTTACAGGTATAGCATGGTTTTCTAAACCAGGTGGTAGAAGACTTGTAGCAGAATCATTAGAAACAGAAGTTCCTGATGAAAAAATATCTGTTATATTTGGAGATAGAGGAAGACCCGCTGATGAAGTACTACGATGCTGTGCAGGAGAAAACATCTACAGTTTTCGACCACATATCAAGTCTTTTATACCTTTAGGTAATACAGACCTTACTGCGGGTGAACAGATTGTAGCTGACATCGTAGTACCAGGCACAATAAATTTAAATCCACTTACAGCTCTTATGAGCATGTTTGCTGGAAAAAGTGGTAGTTATGTTTATGCTTACCACTTTGCGGGTACAGGATCCGCAGCACTCTCTAGAACAGGATTGTTCTATGAGAGCCCCGATCTTAGAAGATCGGAAATAGTAGACACCCTTATCAATCCAGTAATTATCATACGCTATCCAGTTTTTAGTGATAGCAAATTTGATCTGGTGGTAGGCAATATGTTTACAAAACCAAGC